AGAAGAGTCAGAAACATTACAGTCAATAGGACAAGCAGATTTTACAATAGATAGAATATATGCAGCGATAGATAAGTTAAAATCTTTAATGACATCTAGACCTGTGCAGTATGGGATTACAGCACGAGAAGATTCAGACGTTAAATTAGCATCTGTCTGGAAAACATTGTTAGAATATATATTCGATATATCAGACGGGCAGCATCACTTTAAACAAGCGGTACACGATTACGCAACTACTGGGTTAGGTTATTTTTATGCGTACATAGAACCAGAAGCTGACTATGGAAGAGGAGAGGTAATGTTTACACATTTAAATCCTTTCAGGGTTTATGTTGACCCTGCTTCTAGAGACAGATATTTTAAAGATGCTGCAAGTATTATTATGTCTACTATTCTTACAGAAGAACAATTAATAAATCTTTATCCTGATGTAGAACAATACCTAGGTGAGATAGAAACTTTTAGTCAACAAGATGTTTATGATGACTTTCCTAATTCACAACAACAAAATACTACATCAGTATTCACACCAGCTGAAGTAGATTCAAAGAATTATGATATATCATTAACTACTAGATATAGAATATTAGAACGTTTCAGTAAAGTAAAAGTACCATTTTTTAGAGTAGCTGATGCTATAGAAGAAAAAGAAGTATTGATGAACGCTGAAACATTTTCAACATTTATGCAAGAGAATCAAGATAAATTTAATTCTAATCTATACACGTATGTTGAAATACCACAAACAAGAATTAAAGTAACAGCTTCTTTAGGTCAAATACTATTGTATGAAACTATATTAGAAACTGATACATACCCTATTATACCTATACCAAACATTTGGACAAATACACCTTACCCTAAATCAGATGTAAATAAAGTTAAAGATATGCAAAGACTTTTAAATAAACTATTTAGTTTAGCTTTAGCACACGCACAAACTGCAGCTGGTTTAAAACTTATGATACCTACTGGTAGTGTAGAAGATTTATCTCAAATAGAAAAAGATTGGGCTAACCCAAATGCAGTTATAGAGTATGACCCAACTTATGGTGAACCACATTTAGCACAACCACAACCTTTATCTGGTGAGTTTTATGCTTTAATTAATCAAGTAGAAAGATACATTGATTTAAATTTTGGTGTACCAGAACTATTACAAGGTTTTAAATCAGGAGCTACTGATAGTGTACGTGGTACTATGTTACTTGCACAAATGGGAGAAGGTAGAGGTGCTAGTAAACTAAGAGATATAGAAATGTCTTTACAACAATTAGGTAAAGTATTATATCAATTAGCAAAAGACCACTATAGTTTTGAGAAAAGTTTTAGAATAGTACAACCAAACAATGATGTTACAGAGTTTACTGTTAACAACAGGTTGTATGATGACAAGAGTCAACAATTAATTTCAATTAAAAATGATATTACATCAGGACAATTTGATATAAGAATAGTAGCTGGTTCTACTATGCCGTCAAATAAATATGCTGAATATCAAATGTATATGGAAGCTTATCAGCTTGGTCTTATAGACAAGGTAGAAGCTCTTAAGAAAACAGAAATATACGATAAAGAAGGAGTACTTCAACGTACAGGAGAAGTACAGAAACTTCAAAGTATTATCAGTCAATTACAAGACCAGATAAAAAATCTTAGTGGAAACCTACAAACTGCTCAAAGAGAGTCTGTTACAGATAGAAAACGTGTGGAGGTTGAGAAGTTCAAATCGAAACTTAACACAAGCCGTTCGAGTATAGATTCACAAATGAAGGTAGACGCTGAGAAACTTAAACAACAACAGGTACAGTCCAACAGTTTGGAAGCATTTGATATTGGTGCATTTGCACCGTCCAGTGATTCGGAAACAAACTAGGAATATCTGAGAGGAGTTACAAATGGCAGATGTGCAAGAAAAAATACAAGAAAGAACTTTAGAAGGTTCAGAAACTTCTGAAAATAATAACTTAAGTGAGCCAGAGATTCAACAGGATTTGAGTTCAGACGACCCAAATGAGGTTCGTAAATTCCAGTCTATGTATGATAAAGCCGAGGCTGAGTTAGGCAAATTGAGACCAGTAGCAAAGCTATTTCAGGATAATCCTGACCTGGTTGACGTTGTTAGAAACCACTTAACAGGAGATAAAGGACAAGATAAAGAGCAAATTAGTATCAAACAAGAGGACTTTAATCCTTGGGACGCATATACTAATCCTAATTCTGATTCTTACAAAGTAAGACAGAAAGAGATTGATAGTGCAGTTGATGACAAAATGAAATCATATATGGGTAGGTTAGATAGGCAACGTCAAGTTGACACTTTAACTTATCAAGTGCAAGGCGATTATAAATTAAATAATAGCGAAGCACGTGAGTTCGTTGATTTTGTTACACAACCCAAAGAGAATCTTCCGTTAGATACGCTATTCCAAGTATGGAAAGGAAACAATCCAGCTAATATGAAAGCTAGAGAAAATGTTGAAAATGTAAAGAAGAGTTTAGGTAAACCTAAATCTGCTGGTCTTATACAAGGTGGAGAACCTCGTAAGCCAGATGCACAAGAAGACTATTTCGCTAAAATAATTGCAGCAGGTAATTCTGGAAGTATTGGAAAGAATATTAAAAAGTAAAATTCTTTAGGAGGAATTTAAAATGGCAATTACAAAAGGACAACTAGGAGTAGAATCTGCTTCTTTTAATACAGCTGTAACTGCTGCTGACTACGGACAGAGACCAGACCAAAGACGTAAGTATAACTTCGGTGATAGAATCGCAGAATTAGCACCAGAAGAATCACCGTTTTTCGTCTATCTTAGTCAAACAGCTAAACTTCCTACTGATGATAGTTTGTTTCGTTATCTTGAAGATAGAACAAAAATTGACTACACCAGTAGAGAGTTCCAGGTTAAATCTGGTTTTACACAATTAACTTCATTGACCGCAGGTCAACAAGTTACTTTGGAAGTAGAAACGCTAGACAGTTCAGCAGCTTCAGTTGATTTTTTAATCAAAGGTATGGTTCTTGCAATTAAAACAGCAGACGCATACGGAAACGCAATCGTAAGAGTAGAAGACGCACCAGCCGATAATGGAGCTAGTACATCTTTTCAAGCTAAGATTGTAAGTGTTTCAGCAGCAACTGGCTCTGATGCTATCGCAGCAGAAGACAGATGTCAAATCATTGGTTCGGCATACGCTGAAGGTACAGGTTCGCCTGATACTTTCTCAGATAGTTTTGATGATAATTATGGGTATACCCAGATTTTCAAAACAGCAGCTGAGATTACAAATACAGCAATGGCAACTAATATGAGAGGTCAAGCAAATGAATTCGAAAGAGTGTTAGCTCAGAAAATGAGAGAGCACAAAATCGATATTGAAAGAGCTATGCTTTTCGGACAAAAAGCTAGAGTTGGTGGAATACAATACACTGAAGGACTAGTAGGACACATCATTAAAAACAGTACAGTAGTTGATAGAAGTTCAGCTAAGTTAGCATACAATTCAGGTAAAGGTTACTTTGCTTCATATGCTGCTTCAGAACTTACTTATGACGCTTTACTTGAGGATTTTGAAGTTCTATTTGACCCAGCTAGAGGTGGAAGTAACGAAAGATTAGCATTAGCTTCTCTACCAGTTATCTCTTACTTCAATAAAATGGGTGGTACTTCTTTCTCAGAAAACAGTACAAACGGTTCACAGTACAGACTTAATATGGACGAGTTACAAGGTAACTTCGGACATAAATTAATGTCTATTGATACTGTGCACGGTTCTGTTTACTTAGTTAAAGAACCTCTATTTAGAGGACACTCTTCAGGTTTAATGGCAATGGTAGATATGAGTAAAGTATACTACAGACCACTTGTTGGTAATGGAATTAATAGAGATACTATGGTTGAAGAAAATGTACAAGGTGCAGACGAAGACCTACGTAAGGATATGATTACCACAGAAGCAGGTCTTGAAGTTTGCTTACCAGAATCACATTACCTTGTTAACTTGGAAGGAGTATAATAATGGCTAAAGCAAGAGTACTTGAATCAAATAGTGGTGCATTTAATAAAAATATGCACCGTATTGTATTAGTACAAGACTCAGCAACAACTCGTGAACTATCAGTTGATATGAGTGGTTCATTGGTTATCTTAAGAGCAACAGGTGGAGCTACAAAAGTAAATCTTCCTGACGCACTTAATAATGCTGGAGTGTACTATGAGTTTATGGTTAACGAGAATACTGACGCAGAAATTGCAGTACAGTCAAAAGACGGTACTGACTTTTTCTTAGGGTTTGTATCTGATGCAGAAGTTGATGCTCAAGCAGAAGTAGCGTTTAACGGTACTTCTCACGACCAGATGAAATTTACATCTGGTGCAGGCAAAGGCGATATACACGTGAAGTGTATTTGTGACGGAGACAACTGGTTAGTAATTGGACAGGCTAATGATATTTCTGATATCACAGCAGGTACAGCTTCTAACAATACGTAAGCTAGTGCAGTATAAGCTACTGGGGGCAGGCATAGCTTGCCCCAAAAGCTTAAAAGAATTTTAAACTAATAGGAGAATAAAATGGCAAATTTTGATACTAATACAAAAATTATCATTAATGATGTAAGTAGCAATGCACAAAGTGTAGCTGGTTCTTTAGCAAAAGAAATTAATGACTACATAGAAACTATTGATGATGCAAAGCTTGTAGATATTAATTCAGTTATGTTAGACAGAACTAGAATTGCATACATTATAGTAACTAAGGTTTAATGGCTAACTGTCAGCATTGTGAAACGCCTAACCCAGAAGGTAAGTTTAATTGTCCTTCTTGTGGTAATAGAGCACACCCCCCTAGGTGGAGCACACAATTTGTAGTTAGAGATACACCTATGGCA